AACAACGACTCGGCGACAACTGGACGATGTATCACGGCGACTGCGTGCGCGTGGCGAAAACACTGGCGGACAACAGCGTGGGGATGGCGGTGTTTTCGCCGCCCTTCGCGGATTTGTTCACCTATTCATCTGACGTGCAGGACATGGGCAACTGCAAGGACATGGAGGGATTCATGGAGCAGTTTGGCTACCTGATCGATGAGCTGATGCGGATCACGATGCCGGGCCGTGAGTGCGCGGTGCATTGCTGTGATCTGCTGGCGACGAAATGGAAGGATGGCGATATCGAGTTCAAGGATTTCTCCGGGGCGATCGCGAGTGCGTTTCGGGAGCGCGGATGGCTGCTGCATTCGCGGGTGTGCATTTGGAAAGATCCTGTGACGGAGATGCAGCGCACGAAGGCGCACGGGCTGCTCTACAAGACGCTGCGCACGGATAGCAGCAAGAGCCGGGTGGGCAGTGCGGACTATCTGCTGGTGTTTCGCAAGCCTGGGGTGAATCCGAAACCGATCACGCACACGGTGGAATCGCTGCCGCTGGATCGCTGGCAGGAGCTGGCGAGCCCGGTGTGGATGACGGTGGATCAAGGGCGTGTGCTGAACGGCCGCGAGGCGAGTGAATCGAAGGATGAGCGCCACATCTGCCCGCTGCAACTGGATGTGATCGAGCGGGCGCTGACGCTGTGGAGCGCGGAGGATGATGTTATCTTTTCGCCCTTCGCTGGCATCGGCAGCGAGGGCTACTGTGCGCTGCAAATGGGGCGTCGATTCATCGGCGCGGAGCTGAAGGAGAGCTATTTCAAGACGGCGTGTGAGAACCTGGCGAACGCGACGCGGCAGGGGGTGCTGTTTGAGATGCTGTGAGGCGGGATGAATCCCGAACTACGAACGAAGAACGAAGAACCCAAACCCACGCTGAAGCGTGAACAACGAACGAAGAACAACTATGACCATCATTGAACGAGCGAGGAAGTATGTGGAGAGCTGCCCGGATGCGATTTCGGGGCAAGGTGGGCATGCGGCGACGTTTCGGGTGGCGTGTGCGCTGGTGCATGGGTTTGCGCTGAATGACGTGGATGCGATGACGGTGATGATGGAGTTCAATCAGCGGTGCAATCCGAAGTGGACGGAGCGGGATCTGCGGCACAAGATGAACTCGGCTGCGCGGGCGGTGCATACGAAGCCGCGCGGGTGGATGCTGGAGGATCGCGGGGTGGACGGATCGGCTCCGGTGTGGATCGCGCCGCCGAAGAAGGAGAAGATTGTGTTTAACGGCGAGCTGCTGAAGAAGGTGCAGCGGGCGGAGTGGACGTGTGATTATGCCTGGTTGCGTGCGCGGAGTGCGTGTGATCCGTGGTCGCTGGACACGGGGGCGTTTATTGACGGGCTGTATGCGAAGGATGACCGGGTGATGATTTTCACGTCGATGCGGAGCGTGGGGGATTTCATGCGCTGGCGCGGGGAGTGGTTTGAGCTGGGGAAGCAGCCGGGGATCACGGCGCGGCGGGTGAAGAGCGGGCCAAGTGGTTCACGCGAGGGCTGTGTGATGCTGATCCAACCGGTGGATGGGAAGTGGCACAACGTGGAGGGCGCAAGTCCGCCGAGGCTGAGCCGACGGACGCGATCGAGCGTGGTGCACTATCGCTACATGCTGTGGGAGAGCGATGAGGCACCGGAGTCGCTATGGCTGAATGCGCTGGCGCAGGTACGGCTGCCTATCGTGGCGATCACAAGCAGCGCGGGGCGGAGTCTGCATGCGCTGGTGCGGGTGGATGCGCGGAGCTACGATGAGTGGTCGCAGATGCGGACGGGGGCGCGGGAGTTTATGACGCAGCTGGGTTTTGACCCGCAGGCGCTGAGCAATCCGACGGCGGCGATGCGGCTGCCGAATACGATGCGTGAGGGGAAGATGAAGGAAGGGAAGCTGGTGCCTTTCGATCACGGGCCGCGGAAGCAGCGGCTGCTTTACTACAACCCGGAGGCGGCACATGGGGAGTGCATCGGGGAGAGGCCGGCGGTGGGGTGGGCAGATGGGTGACCGCATTGACGGCATTGACCGGAGTGACGGTGGGAGGTGGGAGGTGGGCGCTGCGAGCGCGGGGCGTGGTTCTTTTTGCAAATGACAGGCGGGCATGGGGGCAACCCTCAATACAACCAGATAACTTTTTAAACTTCCATGGGCATGGGCAACGACGCGGTGATCGATGATCCGGTGAATCGGATGGCGGCGGCTTTTCGGCCGCTGATGCAGGGGGCGGGTGTGCCGTTGCCTGAAGGTCAGGCACTGGTGCCGCCGCAGGTGTTTGTGGGCGGTGAGAAGAGTCGCCCGGTGCCGCAGAAGTATGTGCCTGCGGTGATGGATGCGCTGCGTGGCAGGAAGCTGCTTTTCCGTCGCGGTGGCGAGGTGGTGTTTTGGAGTGCGACGGAGGAGCGATTCAAACCGATGAAGCCGCATGGGCTGGTGAGCTGGTTGCCATCGGCGCAAGGCGGCGGTGTGGTGCTGCTGAAAGCGATGCAGCAGGAGGTGGATGGGGATGGGGCTCGCACCGGCAAGGTGATTACGGTGCATGGCGATCTCTCCGCGAACATGGCGCAGGTGATTTTGTCGTCCGAGGATTTCCTCGGGAGTCTGCCGGAGGTGGTGAACATCAATCGGGTGAGCCTGCCGGTGCTCGATGAGGAGACGGATGAGCGCGGGCATCGTGTGATGCGGCTTTGCCCGAAGGGCTATGATGAGCGGAGCAAGACCTGGACGATGGGTGATGTGGACTATGACCGCGAGATGGATGTGCGCGATGCGGTGATGTGGCTGGATGATCTGACGCGGCATTTTGCGTGGCGGAATCACTCGCGGGATTTTGCGATCTGGCTGGCGGGGCTGGTGAGCATGTATGGTCGCGGCTGCTATGGCGGACGCGCTCCGGCGTTTTTTGTGAACGCGAACATTCAGGAGAGCGGCAAGACCCTCTTGACCTGGCTGATCTCGTGGGCGGTGCATGGCACGCAGAGCGTGAAGACGCTGCTGCCGGATGCGGAGGAGGAGCTGACGAAGTATCTGGACTCGGTGGCGCGTGCGCGGATGCCGTATGTGAACTTTGATAACATCGATTGGGGTGGGAAAGAGGTGAAGACGGCGCTGCTGGATGTGTTCATCGCGGGTGATACGCATGAGATCCGCAAGATGGGCTCGCAGGAGGTGGAGCAGTATGTGAACCGGACGATGGTGCTGGGATCGGGCAACAACATCACGGTAAGCCCGGATTTACGTCGTCGCTCGCTCATGGCGGATCTTTGGAACCCCATGGCCGGGACGGATCGCGTGCTGCCGAAGGGCGTGAAGATCATCGACGCGGATTTTTGGGCGGATGTGACGAACCGGCAGATGATGCTAGCTGCGTGCTGGAGCATGCTGCGGGCCTGGGATGCGGCTGGGCGTGAGCTGAAGCCGGGGAAGCTGCTGGGGAGCTTCGAGAGCTGGGCGCGGTTTGCTCCGGCGGTGGTGTGGCATGTGGGAAAGGTGTTTCAGAAGGAATGGGACTGCATGGCGGAGAGTGGCAACGAGGAGATTGGTGATAAGAAGAGCCGCGATTACCAACGACTGGCGCAGATCGCGGTGGCAGAGCATCGCTACGATGAGGATGGTCGCGAGCGGCGGAGCTTTGAGGTGCTGGTTAAGCAGTTTGCGGGCATTGCGCGGCGTCACGGGTTGGAGGAGGTGCAGAAGTGCCTGTATCCCGAGACGAGCATCGAGGCGGTGCTGGCGTGCAAGGATTTCAAAGCGCCCCAGAAGTCGGCGAGCACGGAAGCGGTGGACGATTTGGACATGTGGCAGGGCGACGACGATGCGCCGAAGGTCGATCCCGCCACGGTGGCAGCGGCGGCGGAGTATATGAGCTCGAAGGCGATGGCGACGATGGGCATCGCGCTGAAGAAGCAGCTCAATCAGCGGCATTTCCGGCTGGAGGATGGCAGCGTGTGGGGCTTCACGAACGTGGCGGGGGCCAATCCGCGCCGTCTGGCGGTCGAGAAGGTGAAGGACGAGGAAGGCTGAGACGGGAGCCGCCGCGATCACGACTATCGCGGTTAAATCTCCACGGCCACGGCGGCGGTCGCCACCGCTCGGGACGCTCCCGCGTGTGCGCCAGCATCGCCGCAGGCGGACGATTTCATGCGCTTTGCGCATTCCCGCGCCGCGTGCGCAACCCTCTTTTGATTGTGATGGGCGAAGCGTCAACCCTCACGACCCTCTCGGGACGATGCCATATTTGGGGAGCATCGGCGGTCTTGCGTGAGGGTGAGCCTCATTTTGTCGCTAGAAACTGGCAAACCCTCACAAGGTTCAAGCATTGATTTTCCAAGGGTCGAAGAGGGTTATGAGGGTTTCAGAGGGTTTTCAGCTATTGTATCAGGGTTGAGGGTTTTGGGGTAGGTGGACATGGGCGCGCCTTTGAGCGTCGCAACCCTCGGGATGGGGGGGGGTAAGGAATCTTTTTTGAATCTACCCCTGCCACTCGGGTTTCACGTCTCCACGGTTTTGAGCGAGCGGGTGCGCAAACGTGTTTGCGCATGGTTTGGGCGCAAGTTTTGCGCTTTGCGCGGATTTGATGCGCTTTGACACTGAAAACGCATCATGGCGCGGTCGCATGCAGAATCGGGGCTGGTGAAGCTCTATATGGCTGCGAAGGGGGTAGCCCTTCGCACGGCGCAGCTGCATGCCAAAAACCGGCATCCGGACTACGTGGCGTTTTTGGCGACGCAGGGGGCAAAGGCATTGGAGGTCTCCGATCCTAGCGAGGATCAGAAGCGGGCACTGGTGGCGGTGATGGGTGGGCAGACGCCCCCGGGGGATCGGCTGGTGCATGTGGCACCGCCTGCGATGGAAAAGCCGCAGGATCAGTGGACGCCCGAAGAGTATGCCGAGTGTCAGGCGTGGGCCGGGCTCGTCGCTGCCAATGCGCAGCGCGAGCAGGCTTTGAAGCAGGGCGATCCCATGGCGGCAATCGGCTTTGTGAAAATCGCGGCCGATTCGTTGAAGTCCTACCACCTCGCTCGGCAGCGTCGAGTGCAGTCCGAGCTGGAAAGCGGACGACTACAGCCCATGTCCGCCTGGCAGGACGCCAAAGCCGCGCTCATGAAATTCGTTTCGCTTTTTGCCTCCTTTGAAGGCCGCATTGCCCAGCGGGCCAATCCTGATAACCCGCAGCATGCCATGCGGGCGATCTCGCAGTGGCGTGAAGAGGAATTTAACCCCGCGCTCGAAAACGTCCTCGCGGAGCTCACGGTATGAACCCCACGCCGCAGCAACGCCGCGCCGCCGCCGTGCAAAGCGAAGTCCTCGGCATGTTCCGCACGCAGCGTCGTAAAGCCGTCGTGCCCTGGCTGGAGGAGAACATCATCCTCCCCCGCAAAATGGCACCCAACTCCGCCGGGCCGTTCCGCACGGCCTCGCGCCCGTTTCAGCGGCCCATCTTGGAATGCTTCAACCCCGAGGCGGGCATCAACGAGTGCGGCGTTTCCGCCGGGGTGCAGATCGCCAAGACGACCATGCTGACGCTTGGGGCCTCGTATCGCCTGGTGAATGCCCCCATGCCCATCCTTATGATCGGCAGCTCACGCGACTGGACCAAGACCGAGCTCAGCGAAAAGCGCATGCAGGTCCTTATCGACGAGAACCCCATCCTCGCCGCCTGCAAGCCCGCCAACTCCGACCGTTACCGCTCCATGTCCATGGACCTCTCCGGCGGCATGGTCAACTTGGTCGGCGGAAACTCCCCCGGTGCCCTCTCTGGCGGCTCCTACGGCATCACCCTTTGCGACGAAGCCTCAAAGCTCATCCAAAGCGAAAGCGACCAGGCTCCCGAGGCCCACCCCTTTCACCTCATCGCCAAACGCACCGACGGCTTCGGCGCTCTGGAATTCCACTACTACTCCAGCACCCCGAACAGCCCCACGCATCCCTTCTGGAAATACATCCTCGCCGGAGACCAGACCCATTTTTACACCGAGTGCCCGCACTGCCACGGCTGGTTTTATCTCGACTTCATCGGCCGCCCGGAAGATGTCGAAGACTACAACACCCACCTCGGACTCACCCTGCCCAGCGATTACAAATCACTCACATGGGACAAAGACGCCCGCGAAGCCTCCGGGCAATGGGACGAGGCCCGCGTCCGCGAATCCGTGCGCTACA